CTCCTTTAGTATAAAAAATGATTACGCGGTTAGAGCACCAGCAGTTTGTTGTACTGGACCAACAAATCCAGCCGGTAAATCTCCAGGAAGATTAATATAACCTTGCGTAAAGTCCACAGTATGAAAACGATATGTCATTGTTACTGAAAATCGTTGATATGTGTTCTGTTCTTCCCAAGTCAAATTCATTGGACTAATTTGAATTGGGTATGCATTGTAAAGTGTATATCTTGCAAGTTGTTTTCTTTCACCACTCACTTGAATAATTCTTACTTGTCCTGATGCGTATTGATTGTAATACTTTGCAAGTCCTGCGCGACTTGCATTTCCGTTTCTAAGGTCTGTCTGATTGATAATGTTTTCTGCCCAAACTTCAAACATTGCTCTTTCTCTAAAATCTTCAGAGCAAATAATTTGTAAATTTACATCCGCATAAGAAGTTTCATATGCGTATTTTGTTGTTGGACCATACGCTTGATCGTCATTTGTTGACACAGTTCTTCCTGGCAATTCAGTTGCTTCACAACGAAAACGAAAAGTTGAATTAATGTCTTTTCCGTCAAATGAATTCCACCAGTTTGGACCAGAAATATTTACGCTACCTTCAACATTAAAAGTTTGTCCTGGTCGACTTGGATTTGTAAGTCCTGTTCTTGCTTTTGTCAAAAACGCATTTTTTAATTCTGGAGGTAAATCAACCTCTGCGTAAAACATGTTAGGTCTTACGGGCGTGAAGTTTGCTCTGAATTGGCTGATACTAAACATTTATGTTTTTCCTTAGATCATTGATCGACTGTCTGCCCAAATGCTTGCTTTATCCGACTTTTTAAATCTTTCAAGCGGTAAAAATAGAGCCATATCCCATTCTGGTGCCCTAATTTCTAAAAACTGGGAGCGAATGTGATTGTTTAAGTATCGCTTAACAGTTGGTTTGAACGCACTATATTTAGATGCGCTTTTTAGAATACGATAGGTTGCTAGAATCTTTGTTTTCTCATTGTACTTTTTATCAGTAGTGATGCTATACAATGCGTCCATTAACTTTGCACGAAGCATATATGGCAAGTAGTGAAAGTTGATGCCTAGAAAGCCATCGTTATAAGTCTCAATTGGAAAAATAAGTGGGAATGTATCGTAGTATGGTAGATCAAGTTTGCCTTTTGGATCATACTTAAACAAGTACATGTATCCAGGCTTCATCTCTACGACTTTACGCTTTGGTTCAAACGAACGAATAATCTTGGATGGGGTAAGCGAAGCAACGCCTTCCGCTTGTAATGCGGCATCTCTGTACCATTCTCTTGCGACTTTGGTTCTGGCAGGCGTCATACCTGCGGAAACGCCGCGATAAATGAGTTCTTTAAATAATAGCATAAATTCCTACTGGTCTGCGATACATATATTTATGTCAATTGCTTCTCAGTAAGTAACTTAAATTCCCAATTTCTGTCTAAACAATACTCAGTTGCCGCTTTCCATTTCGCTTGATTAACGCCCCATGTCATTACTTCATTGAGGTATCTGCGAGTTGGTTTGCCAATAAGTTTTGATGGTTCTAGCGTTTGTTTGTGAGGTTTCACTTCAATCAATGATGCGCGAATTGTGCCGTTTCTATCTTTGTAACGAATCCAAAAATCAACAAAGTATCGATGCCAACGATTATCAATTGGAGATTTATAGGGTACGACTACTTCTTCAGAATTCCATTCTAGAATTGCTGTATTAGTATCGCAATACACCATGAATCTACGTTCGAGTAGACTACGATATATGATATTTGTTGGGTCACCCTTATATTTTTGAGGGTTTTTTGGTTTGAATCTACCTTTGTATGCCATTTTCAGATTATAAATAAGAGAGTTAATCTATAGGGATTTATATGGCAAGAACATCTTTCACACCAACCGTTGACGGGCAGACTGCTCTGTACCCTGAGGCTGGTTCGGGAATACAGGAAGCGTCTACTGAAGTAAGCGGGCACGACCGTTATAGTGCGGCTGGTTTAGTTCAAGGAACTGGAGTATGGCAATTTCCTATTGAAAATGATGCTTTTAATGTGCCTTTTCTACAATTCAAATTTCTTGATGCCTTTGGTAATCTTTTCAATAATCAAAGGGCACCTACTATCTATCTGCGAATGCCTAATCAATTCAACATTTCTGGCTTCTCAGAGTACGCAAGAACAGATAATATTTTTGGTGCAGGCAATCAACTACTTCAAAATGAAAATGCTTTAGCAATTGGTAAAGCAAAACAAGAAGAAGGATTTGATTCTAGTCTAATTGCGAAGTATGGACTAAGTGCGGCTGAAGCATTTCAAACAGGTATTGCTAGAGCATTAGCAGGCGTTGAAGGCTTTCTTGCATCTGGTGGTATGAACAACATTTCACAATTTGAGTTTACACAAAGACAAGCAATCAATCCATTTTCTCAGTTGTTGTATAAAGGACCGCAACATCGCAAGTACCAAATACCTGTAATCATGCGTCCGAGAACAAAACAAGAAGCAGATAACATCAAAAAAATTATTCACACATTTAGAGTTGCTTCATCACCGTCAGTTCCTAATGTAAGTGGCAATTTAAGATACTCTACAATCAGCAAAGGAACACAAACAATTCCTACAGGCATTGGTGAAGGTAGCACATTTACATTTGGCTATCCACACCTTACACAGTTTGATGTAATATTCAAGACTGTAGAACAAGACGTTAAAATTTTTAGAAGCAAGCCTTGTGTGATTGATTCTGTTGCAGTTGATTACGGTGGACAGAAACTTACATTCTTTGAAGACGGCAACGTAACAGAAGCACAATTAACAATTCAGTTGACAGAAATTATTCCAAGAACACTTGGTGATGGTATGTCAGAAGCGAAAAACACTAATTTTTCAATGGTCTAAAATGTTTCAATTTTTTCCTAAGATACTTTATCTCATTAACGACTTTGATTATCAAAAAGTTGTTGATCTAAACGTGTCCGCACAAATCACAGAATATGTGAAAAAGTTTAAAACTTCTCCATCCGTTCGACAATTTATTATTCGAGACGGAGAACGTCCAGAAGCACTTTCACAGCGATTGTATGGCACCCCAAAATACGATTATCTTCTCATGCTATTAAATGATATTGAAAGTATTCATGATGACTGGCCTCGAAATTCAGTAGCACTCAATAATTATATTGAAAGCAAATATGGAAGTATTGGCGCGGCCGCGGTGACTGGATATTGGTACACAGGAGATGGCGACCAAGTTGCTGAAGCATATTGGAACACATTACTTACCGATACTAAAAAATACACTAAAACATTTTTTGAGTATGAGGTAGATTTAAATGATGAAAAGGCAAAGATCGACATATTCGATATTCAGATTGCTTTGAAATTTGAAACTGGTTTACAAGAATTATTTGATAATCTATAATGGCATACACATTTCCTAAACTCAATGTATCTCGCGATCAATTTGGCTTTCAAATAGAGTCGGAGTCAACTACGCCAGATCACATTAAAGATACCTACATCTTATCTGCGCTTTTTATTAAAATTAAAAACGGCAAAACTATTTCACTAGGCAACTCTTTTAGCCGTTTAGAAATATACGAAGATATTTTTAGCCCGTCAATTACAGGTAAGATAAACATTTACGACTATGTTGGTGGTATTGAAAAGTTTCTATTTACTGGCGGCGAAACAATCACAATGCGAGTAACGAAGCCAGGCGGATCAAATGAGATTCTTATTTCGCGTGACGATTTAATTGTTTATGAAGTGGGTAAGATTCAATACGATAATGAAAATGCTATGTCATATGAATTGAGTTTTACATCAAAGTCTGCAATCGCATCACAAAAGAAAAGACTGTACAAAAGTTTTGGTACAGACAAAGGACTGAAGAGCGTATTCTCTAAAATCTATACTGATGTAAATGCAGTATCAAATCTAAATGTCAATACAATTGATCCTGACATTAAAATGCAAAATGCATTTGTTTGTCCTGGATATACTCCACTTGAAGCATTGTCTCAATTGGCAAGACGTTCATGTGCATTAGGCGATTACTTTGTATTCTACGAAAAACTGAACGGAAGAAATGCCGCAGATTTTAAACATGTGTTTATTTCATTGGGGTCACTCAAAGAGTTTTGGAACAATGCAGACAAGTTGCAGAAACTTGTGTATCAACCAACTCAAGATTATATAAATCGCGAGACAAACAATTTCATCCAAATTAAAAGTTTTTTGATCGAAAACAATTTTCAACATTTAGAAAGAATGCAAACTGGATTTTACAATTCAAACATTCGCCAGATCGATCCATACAGCCGAAAGTATACTGATTCAAAAATCAGTTACAAAGACATGGCACTTGATACAGACTTTTATGCCAATCGCATTTTAGAAAACAATAACGAATTTTTAAAATATGATGATACTTACCCAGAATTTCCTGGCGAAAGATTGATTGTTAAGCCAAAAAATGATATAGTATTAGATAAGGCTAATTGGATCAAATATGACACTTATGGTGGGCTTCTAAATAGTGGGTTACGAGTACTTGCAGATATACCAGGCGCAGATAATCGCATTAGCGTTGGCTATGCAGTTGAATTAGCATTGCCAAGTAAGGTAGCGAAAGCGCAAAACTTAGAACAAAGTTATGTTGCTGAGGACGAATTTTATTCAGGAAAATATCTAGTAACAGCAGTACGCCACATGTTTACCAAAGATACTTATATCAAGAAAATAGAACTAAGCCGCGGCTCACTCAAGATTAATCTTGATAGACGCATCGAACAGACGAGTTAAAAATGAAACTATCATTCTCAGAATACGTTTATAAAAAAGAATATGAGTCGAGATTGCCTCTCGAAGAAAAACTCATTCTCTATAACAATGGCGCAAAGTATGGGCAAGTTGTATTCCTTGCTGGCGGCGCTGGTTCGGGTAAAGGTTTCGCGATTAGCAATTTTATGCAAGGCGAGAACTTTAAGATTCGTGACGTAGATGAATTGAAGATTGCGTTTCAAAAACTTGACGATCTAGGTAAATTCACTATGGATGAGTTGCTGAAAAAGTATAGCAACAATATTAGTGAACGCGATATGCAATTCATTCAAAAGAATGTTATCGATAAAGGTTACTCTCTTAAAGATTTAAACCTCAAGACGCCAGAACATGTTTACTCACTACATGTTATGGTTCGTGCAACCGGCGTAAAAAATAAAACACTTGATCTATTACTTGACGGTGCGGCACAAAATACATTGCCTAACATTCTCATTGACTCTACTTTTGCAGACATGGATGATATGACAGGTTACATTCCTAAGTTGCTCAAAGCAGGTTATGAAACTCGAAACATTCATGTGACTTGGGTGCTAACTAATTATGAGATTGCAATTCAGAACAACAAGAAACGTGCGCGAGTAGTGCCAGAAGATATTCTACTAAAGACACACAGAGGCGCGGCACAAACTGTATTTGCATTAGTCAAAAAAGGTTTTCCAAAAGAAGTAGATGGTGGTGTTTATGTGGTACTAAACAACCCACAGAATACAATGTTCATTGTTGATCCTAAAACTGGTCAGCACTATAAAGATATTAAAGGCAACAAAGTTGTCGGCAAATTCATGTATCTTACATTGAAGAAGCCAGGTAAGTCAATGACAAACGATGCTGGCGTTCGTAAAGAACTATACAATTGGATTGTAGATAACGTACCACCAGATTCACTAGATACGAAAGAATTAGACGATCTATGAAAACATTCAAACAATATTTAAGCACTCCTGCTACGCAAGAAGAGTGGGAAGAAGATGTGTATGGTCCAGAACTTGTTGAAGTACTCAAACAAGTAGATGGTAAGTGGGCGTTAGTTTCAAAGAATACAGGTAAACCTCTTGCATACTATAAGGGTGAGGGCAAGCCATCTGACGATTGGATAGCGAAGCAAGAAAGACGCATTCAGTATTTTAAAAGTATGAGGTAATTATGTTTCTTGGTCGCGAAGGTTTTTATTGGTGGATTGGTGTTGTTGAAGATAATGTAGACCCATTGTTATTGGGTCGCGTTAAAGTACGCATCTTTGGATATCACTCATCGTATGCAGAAAGAGCAAGAGGAATTCCTACTTCGGATTTACCTTGGGCAACAATTGTAGTTCCACCAAATGGACAAAACACATACTCACGAATTGATTTGGGTGAATGGGTAATTGGTTTTTTTATGGATGGTGCTGACGCACAAGAACCAGTAGTGTTAGGCATCATACCAACACCACTCTCTGAAGGTGCAGTAACAACCGGCTTCGGCCGATACGGTTCATCAAACAGATCATTTGCACAAGTCACTAGATCGAAAGACAATTATCCTCCAAACGGAGTAGCAGACAAAGAATACTCTAAGTTAGCGCAACGAATGTCTCTTATGTCTAATTCAGGACATAGAATTAATTTTCTAGATTATAGCGATGCAGACACCCCTTCTGTTTTAGAGTTAATCCATAATAACGGAACTTCTTTTATAGAACTCAGAAGTAACGGACTCACAATTAGCAATCGAGGTAAGACTAAAATTACATTTGACGATGAGCGTATCTTTGCTGTAGGTCCACATGGCACAAACGAACTATCTGTGCCACCTCCCCCTCCAAGCGGTGGTGGAGGTAAGATCATATGCACAAAACTTTATGAACTAGGTTATCTGCCAAAAGAAATTTATGAGTTAGACCAAGAGTTTGGTAAAATTCTAGTTGAAAAAAGTCCTGATACTTACTACGGATACATCGCATGGGCGCAAACTGTTGTAGATTGGATGGAGGGGAATGGTCCTCAATGTATGTTCTGGATTCGCGACCCTGAAGAAAGAAAGCAGGCCCAAGTTTATCTAAGTACTAAGTGGGCTAGAGAGATTGCAACACCATGGGCAAGTCATATGGCTTATCTAATGGGAAATGAAAATGAGAAGAATGCCACCGGCAGAGTCTTAATGAATGTCGGCAAGCCAATCTGTAAAGTGATTGGTGTCTGGCAAAGATGGTTTGGCAAATCAGATCAGCCAACAGGGCTATTCAAAGGTTTCTTACTATGGGGAATCTTTGCAATTCTACGATTTATTGTATGGTTTTATAGGAACGTAAAATGAAAACTGAAGAACTTAAAGACGCACTCGACAAACTTACTGAGATTGAGAGACAGATTCTTATCGATAACATCAACTACCATACTGTGTTGATTCTATTGAAGATGTTTCCTGATAATGATATTATTAAAGACTTGGTGAATAGGAAAAGGACCTAAAACCTTTATAAATACTCTTAAATCACAGGGGACACCCTATTTTAGTTGCTTGTCAAGTGTTTGTCAAGTAATTTTAGCATATTAACCATTGAGGAACACATTATGTCCAATCACGAAACACTTGTCAATCTTTTCGAAACTTATGTAAAAGAGAACGAAAAATTTGCAGAAAAAGGCGTAAAAGCCGCTGGAACAAGAGCAAGAAAAGCATTAGCCGAATTTACCAAAGTAGCAAAAGAACGTAGAAAAGAAATTCAGGATCAAAAGACGGCAGAATAATATATGGCATCAGCATTTTCCGACTTACCTCTAAGTTTTAAGGTTAATCCTATTACAGGAGATGTACCTCCTGCGCGTAATGAAAGTGCAGTTAAAAAGGCGTTGATTAATCTAATCAAAACGCCAGTCGGAACTCGCCCATTTGCTCCAGAATACGGGTCAAGAGTTTATGACTATTTGTTTGAACCCGCAGATTCGCAAACAGAATTACGTTTGAACGATGACATAGCACAATGCATTGAACGATTTGAACCTAGAGCGCAAGTAGTAGCAATCGAATCAAGTATTCAGGAAAATGGTATTGAAATAAAAGTAGAATATTATGTCGTGAATGTACCAACTTTACAACAACTAGAAACAGTAATCACAAGAACGGCATAAACAAATGGCTACACCTACAAATTTAAAAATTGATGGCGTAAATTTTCAGCAGATTAGGGAAAACTTCAAGAACTATCTGAAGAATCAAGATCAGTTTAAAGACTATAACTTTGATGCTTCTGGTATTTCTACGCTACTTGACATTTTAACTTTTAACACATATTACAATTCGTTCTATGTGAACATGGTTGCGACCGAATCAAATCTGAATACAGCACAGCGCAGAAATTCAATTGTAAATCTCGCTGGTAGTTTGAATTATGTGCCAAGATCAACAACTGCGGCAAAAATTAAAGGTACAATTAAACTGACTGCAACCGGGTCACCACCTTCAATTACGCTTCCTCAATACACTCGCTTTGATGCAGTTTATGAAGGTATAACTTATTCCTTCTTAACACAAGAACCTTTAACATTTACATCAAGTTCAAGTTACACGTTGAGCAACATTGAGTTAATTCAAGGACGTTATGTTCAAGAAAGATATACAGTCAACCTTGATGATGGAACACAAAGATTTTTAATCAACAATCCAAAAGTAGACACCGCAACTTTATTGGTTCGCGTTCAAACTTCTTCAACAATTGGCACACTTAGAGTTTTTGAAAATCCAACTAACCTTGTTGAAGTTGGAGCAACTACTCGCGCATATTTTATAAAAGAAGTAGAAGATGGTAAGTATGAAGTAACTTTTGGTGATGATGTTATTGGCGAAGCACTTGATAATGATAACATCGTCATTATGGATTATATTGTAACTGAAGGTGCATCTGCTAATCAAATTCGTGAGATAACTTTAGCGTCCACTATTGCAAATGTTCAAGACGCACTATTTACTGCAAGTGATGTTTCATTAGGTGGTGAAGATAGAGAAACGCCAGAAAGAATTAAATTTGCCGCACCAAAGTTTTATACCGCACAGAATCGTGCAGTTACAGTAGAAGACTATCGTGCAATTCTTTTAAACGCGCCGAACGTGGGTTCAGTAGCAGTATGGGGCGGAGAAGATAATGATCCTCCATTCTATGGCAAAGTTTTTATTGCAGTAAAACCTGTAGTCGGTGAGCAATTAACAACTACAGAAAAAGATAGTATTGTCAGAACTATTCTTAAAAGTAAAAAGATTTTGACTGTTCAGAATGAAATAGTTGATCCTGAATTTATTTTTATTTCTATTGTGGCAGACATAAAATACGATCCAGAACAAACCGTTGCAACTCAAGATAGCGTACAATCAAAGATACTTGATACGATTAAATTGTACAATGATACAGACATTAATCAATTTTCAAAATATCTACGCTATTCAAAACTATCACGTTTGATTGATACCTGTGAGCGTTCAATTCTAAGTTCCGAATTGACACTATCAATGTATAAAGAAATTGATTTGCAATTGGGACAATCATCACGTTATGTAATTAACTTTTCAAATAGCGTTTCAAAAACAACCGTTGGTCGTTTATCAAGTTTTGGCTATGGTCAAGGCGGCGCAATTACTTCAGGTGCATTTACATATCAAGGATTTGCAAATTGTTTTCTAGAAGACAACAATGGTATTCTTCGCGTATTCCGTAGAGTAGAACAAAATATTTTTGGTGTTGCACAAAACGTAGGTACAATAGACTATGATACTGGTCAACTTATTCTAAATGACTTTAATCCTACAGCCATTGCGGCTGGTGGTGTTACTCTTAAAATTTTTGCTATACCTTCAGGTAACGACATTCTGCCATTAAGAGGGCAAATTGTTAGCATTCGTGACGAAGACATTACGATTAATCTAACAAACGACAAAACAATTAGCCTTGTAAGAAGATAAAATGACTGATAAAGTCTATTACAATCCAACTCTTGGACTCCAAAACATCACGCCTGCGCTTGATGATGAAACCTTTTTGTTTTTTCTCAGCGCATACTATGATTGGATGCAAACAACAGACATTACCTTTAACGGTGCGTCTGGTGCATTCTCAAACGGCGAGATAATTACAGGGCAAGATTCAAGAGCGACAGCAACAATTCGTTATGTAGGATCAAACACAATTACTGTCTCAATGAAGACAGATGTTCCTTTTGATCTTAATGAAGAAATAGTCGGCGGCACAAGTGCAAATTCTGCATTTGTTCTAGAACTTTCAGATAATGTGTTGCGTACAGCATCTCGCATTCGCGAAAACAAGAATAACGAAAAAGCACAAGGTCAATTTTTAGAGTACCTTAAAGGTGAACTAAACAAAGGCATTCCAGTTAAAACTTCTGCTGATAGAAGAAGACTGATTGCACAACTAAAAGATTTTTTCAAATCAAAGTCTACTGAAGAAGCATACACATTTCTTTTCAGAGCGTTGTTTAACGAAACAATTGAGATTCGTTATCCTGGCGATGACTTGCTACGAGTTTCAGATGGTAACTTTTTAAAGCAAAGTACTATTCGTATTAATGAACGCGCCACCGTCCAAAAAATGGGCGAGGCAAATGTTGTTTCTGGAAACAATCTTGTAGTTGGTACAAACACAGACTTTTTAATATTCTCGACAGCCGATCATTTTAAAATTGGTACTCAACAAGCAGTTGTATCAAATGTTGTCAATGCGACACACATGTTTGCGACAACAAATTTTGTAACAACTGCAAACAATCAATTTGTTTATGAATTAATACCAACAGATATTTTTGCACTAAAAAACAAAACCATTCGAGGCAGAACCTCAGGTGCTATTGGTGTTGTTGCAGACGTTCGCGCATCTACTCTTGGCGGTAAATCTTATGCTGACGTTATCCTTCGATTAATTTCTGGTGGATTTACAGCAAACGAAATTATTGAAGACATTGATAGTCCTTCATCAAATGTTATTGTGTATGGCGTTGTAAGCGATATTAACATTAACGATGGTGGTACTGGTTACGCAGTTGATGATGAAGTTATCATTACTGGTGATGGTGTAGAGGCTACCGCAAAAATTACTTCCGTTTCTGAAGCGCCAATTACAAAAATTATTTTGGCTAACACAGGTATTGGTTATCAAAACAGTTTAAGTGCAGTAGTTAACAGCACAGGAACAGGTGGTACTGGATTCGCAGTTCGAATTGCTGAAATTGCAAACACATATACTGTAGGCGCAAACAATCAATACACAGTTGGTGACACAGTATCATTAAGAATTGTAAATCGTGGTTCTGGATATGTTGCACTTCCTACAGTTACATTACAAGACACCGCAGTTGCATCACTAGGTCTTCTACATGATAAACTAATTCGTATCAATAATGCGGGTACATTGTATCAAGTAGGCGACCCTCTTGTCTTTACAAATCCAGTAGGATTTAGTGGCAACACGGCGGTTGGTCGAGTTGCGGCAGTTACAGAACGATGGGCAGAAACTCCAGTAATTTTAGTTGCGACTGAAATTGTTGAGCCATACAAAAATGAAAGTCTATTAGATGACTTTGGATCAAATACAGTTAGTGTCGAAGGTACTGGCGATGAAGAAGTTGGTATTCTCATCGAAGGTAGTTACTACGACAGACTAAAAACAGAAGATTGGCGCGGTATTGGTCCGATTGAACGATTAGAACTTACATATTCAGCAAACGGAAATTACGCATTTGGTAGTGGATACTCTACAACCAGTTTGCCAACAGTTGTAGTTACATCTGCAAATGGCGTTGGTGCAAATCTAGAAGTATTCAATATTCAAGGTAAGAGTGCAGTTATTAATATTGATGCAAGCAATAACATTGCAGGTATTGGTTCGATTCGTGAAGTTACAATTCTCAATCAAGGTATTGATTATACTACAGCAACTATTGACGCAACTGCTAAAGGCGATGGTAATGCAAACCTAACCGCAGAGATTGCTGGTTTGTTTGTTGACTCAGGTCGCTTTACGAATGATGACGGTAAAGTAAACTACAAAGTTCTTCAGGACTCATTATTCTATCAAGACTTTTCATATGTTATTCGAAGCGGTTTATCATTTGATCGTTATAAAGACATTGTTAAAGAAGTAGTTCACCCTGCTGGTCTAGAATTCTTTGGTGAAATTGTTATCACCAACACCATTTCTTTGGCAGCCAACTTCTCATCAGAAATTGATGCAGACCGCGCACCAAGATTTGCTTCTCTATTCTCATTCTTGTCATTGTGGGAAGGTTACGGATTACCTCCACCAGTACAAACTTCAATTATTGTCAAGATCAAGCCAGTTGTTTCTTATGTTGATCAAGCAGTACTCAACTTGCCTGAACAAGACGGCGGAACAATTCAAGTTGAAATTAATCCTACAATTAATGTTGGTGCAATCACTCATACTGAGTATCGCCCAATTCTTTCACCAGTCATTGATGTTGGTATTTTTGGTGCCGCAAATGTTACAGTCATTCCTGTATCTCCAGGCGCAAGCGAATACGAACTTATTCTTGCTGGCGCATCTCTACCTGCTACATTTGATCCTTCTGGTGCAGTTAGAGAAATTAATATTGAACCGATTGTTATCAATCAAGCCGCGACTGTTATTGAGTCTACCGATCCAGGTCTTAAAGGACCACTACAATTTTGGCTTGGTCCACTCAATGTTTCCGCAGAGTTTATTTTCTCAGCGGTGGCACCAAGAACAGAAGTTTCTGGTGGCATAGGAATAATCGTATCAACATCTACATTTACGGATTCAGAATATAACGTAGAGATTCCTATCTTTGTCGGTCTGGCACCAACAATTATACCGTCAGATCAAATTGCTACACCTAAGTTTTTCAAGACAGAAATTAACACCGCACCTCAGCCTAGTACTTTGTATAAGGTTGAAATTAATTCTATCTTCACAAGACTTCCACCGCTCACATATGGCGATTTGATTATTGGTGATTATGCTCAGGATATAATTCTTTACGAAGCAGACACCAAATTCAATACTACATTGTACAATGTAGGTGCCGCTAGAAACGAATACAACATTGAGATTCCATCGTATATTGATGTTACGATGGGATTCTATAGTGCTATCACTACAATGCAAACTGATATTAAATCAGTTGAAATTGATATTGAGTTGCTACAAAGCGTTTCATCAAACATCAGAGCAAGTTATAAAATAGATATTCTTTCTGGAGAAGGAATTACAAAAGGAACTATTCCTTTCAAAAATATTCCTTTGGAAGTTTATTCAACAGAAAAGATTGAAGATTTTGCAACCTTAACATTTAATTCTGTTTCTCCAATAACATATCCAAATGCAAGAGCAAGAGTCGATAGTATTCTTGAAATTGATTTGCCAACAGTTACACTTACACAACCATTAAATGTTGTGCCAAGTGACTTTTTCCCTAAAATAAAATACATTCAGCCACAACTAAACATTGGTGCTTTAGATTATAGCGAAATTGAAGTTAATGTTGAGACATTTGTAGATGCTACAATGGCATTCTACAGCAATATTGTTACAATTGAAACCGACATTAAATCAGTTGAAATTGATATTGAATTGTTTAATTCTGTGGCTTCGTCAGCAAGAACAAAGTATACAATAGAACCGTCTGCAACTAATTTGGTTATTCAAAGCACTCCGTTGCCTTCTATTGAGATTGAAATTCTTTCGCCAACAGATAGATACAAAGATCAATCTATTAATAGATTCGCAAATAATTCTATTGCAAGTTTCGACACCGAACCTATAGAAGATAGAATTGCTTTAGGTGCCGCAGGCTTTGTAAATGGTAAATATGATTATTATTATCAGCAAGCCCGTCTAAGACAGTTTAGAGATACTGAAACTTCTGTATTAGAAAATCTTTCATTCTTGGATGTATTTGGTGATGATACAGTACGCAAAAATATACCAATCTCAGGTTCAGTAAATGTTCCGACTGTTATATACGATGATGTTACTTTACAAGTCATCAATGGACAGGAAATAAATAATTATGCGAATGCGCTATTCTCAGATAGTAGCGGATTGCGTCCTGTGGTATTTGGTTCAAGTAATAACGGCACTACTAACGGCACTATCACTTTCACAGTTCCAGCGGATGCTCCTAGTACATTATATTACATCTGTCAATTCCACGGAATTATGCAAGGCGTGCTTTCAATTACAAGTTCATCTGGCTCAGGTGCTAACAATTACACCACATTTAATGTGACAAATTCTGGTGCGGCTTCTTATGTAATTGACGGCAACAATAACCCAACACTAACACTAGTGCGAGGAAATACATACTACTTTGCAGTTTCAGCACCAGGTCATCCGTTCTGGATTAAAACAAATCCAAATACCGGCACAAGTAATGCGTATAGCAATGGATTAGTAACCGGCACCAACTTTACGGAAGACTTTAAAGTCCGAGATTACATTATCATTGGAAACGAAAAATTCATTATTACAGATATTGCAAACTCGGATTACATGGAGATTAACGTCTCCGCATCACAAAATTACACCAATGTTCCCGCTTATAGAGAAATTTTTGTATAAATAAGAGAGACTTTTATGAGTGGATTCTTTACCATAAACGATAAAATAGCCAGAATTGGCTCAACAAGGAGATAAAACATGCCAGCAATTGCAACCAGTAAATTCAGAGTGCATAATGCAGAGCAGTTTCTAGAAGCATTTTCAGAAACCTCTAACACCATTATGTACCTTTTCGTAGGCGGACCAAGCGCATTCCCAGATGACGCTAACCCACCAACACCAACCAACTCAACCGCAAACATCGAATTCCAACCATGGCGCGATACTTTCGGCGCAAAGCGTATTCAGACAACTGATGTTGTTCACGTTGTTGATCGTTATGATTGGACTTCAGGTACAGTTTATGATCAGTATGATGATCAAGACACAAACATTTTAGATGACGATTTTTACGTTGTCACAGACGATTATAACGTCTACAAATGCTTGTGGAATAACGGTGGTGGTGCTTCAACAACAAAACCAACCGGCACATCTACAAGCCCATTTGATACCGCAGACGGATACAAATGGAAATACATGTACACAATTACTACATCTGATGCGTTGAAGTTTTTGACAAACGACTACATGCCAGTTCGTACAGATTCAACAGTAGCCGCTGCCGCAGTAAGTGGTGCGATTCACGTTATTCAAGTTACAGCAGGCGGTTCAACATATTCTTCAGCACCATCCGTAGCCATCGTAGGTGACGGCGTAAGTGCGGCCGCAACAGCAACCGTTTCAGGTGGTCAAGTTACCGCAGTTACAGTTGGTACAATTGGTTCTGGATATTCAAATGCAACAGTAACATTCTCTGGTGGTGGCGGTTCAGGCGCGGCCGCAAGAGCAATCATTTCACCTCAGTATGGTCACGGCAACAATGCCATTGAAGAACTTGGTGGTAAGTTTGTTATGATTAACGTCCGTCTTGACGGTTCTGAAGCAAACACTATTTCTACTGCTAACGACTTCCGTAAGATTGCATTGGTTCGCGATCCATTTGAATTTGGTACAGCAACTCGCGCTGTGTCTACAAACTATCGTCAGACATATCGTTTCACAATCCCATCACCAAACGCAAACTTCATTGTTGACGAAGTAGTAACTTCAGGTTCTAACACCGCAGTTGTTGTTGAATGGGATAGCACCAATAAGTACTTGTACACAACAAAACCAATGCCACAGACATTTGCAAATACTGCGTCTGTTGTTGGTGCAACTGGTACAACTGGTACAATTGCTGGCATTGCTAACTCGCAATTGGAACCATATTCTGGTGACGTTCTTTATATTGAAAACCGTAGCCCAATTTCTCGCGCGGCTGACCAGATCGAAGACGTTAAACTAGTTATTGAATTCTAATCGTTATTATACTTAAACTTATTGTAGAAAAAAAATATGGCTTCTAATCCAGGTGGTGTAAATCTAAACATCAGCCCGTATTTCGATGATTATGATGAAGATAAGAAGTTTGTAAGAGTTCTCTATCGTCCTGGTCGTGCAGTCCAGGCTAGAGAACTTACACAAGCCCAAACATATCAGCAAAAGCAAATTCAACGCTTTGCTGATTACTTCTTCAAGCAAGGATCAATCGTAAACGGATGCGAACAAAACCTAGACTTGCGTATGGAGTATGTAAAACTCCAGTCAAATTTTGGTGTTGGCACCGGTGCGGCGACAGTCAATGTAGCATCATTTCTAAATGAAACAGTTGTTGGTGCTAACACTGGCGTTCGCGCATACGTTGGTCTTGTTTCAGATATTGATGGCGATGATCCAAAAACATTGTTCATCAACTATACATCATCTGGTTCGATTCTTGTATACAGCAATAATTTACCATCGCTATTGACGGTTGGAAATACAATTTTCTTCCAACCTGTCAATGCGGGCGATGCCGCAAATAATTCAAGTACTGGCGGGCTTGCGTCTGCTATTATTAATGGATTCTATGATGACCCTATTACAGGTCAACTAGCCATCCTCTGTAATGGTCTTGTAGGTACGCCAAATACTTCAACAACGATTATTGCAAACACTATCACATCCGATGGTGGTAATAATATTATGCTTGTTACTGGTTTCAGCGATAAGAGAACCTCTAGCAAGTTTGAAAATAATGAAAAACTTTACACATACAAACGCTTTGTTTCCGATTTTGGCGATGCAGTTTATGCAAATACTGCAACAAGTGACGCTGTTCAATATGTTGAAAATCGAGGCGCGGCAAATGAAGTAGTCTATAAGTATGGTTCTAAATTTACACTAGGTGATGGAACTATTTACCTTTCCGATCACTTTATAAAGAACGATTCTCAGACAATTATTCTTGACAAATATAAGAACACACCATCATATAAAATTGGTATTGTTCCATCTAAATCTTTTATTGATACTGTTGATGATCAATCATTGCTTGACAATGCACAGGGTACACCTAACTTCCAAGCACTTGGCGCAGATCGTCTTAAAATTGATACAGTTCTTACAAAACTCACTCTATCAGCAAATACTGATGAGACAGAATTTATTAGCGTTACGGAAGTTGAGAATGGTTTGCTTAAACGCAAATTTACTCCTGACGTAGAGAGCAAATTAGAAGAAGCGATTGCGAAACGCACCTTTGAAGAATCAGGAAACTATACGCTTTCTGATCCAAAGATTTTTGTGCGCGATCACTTAAAACAAACAGATAATAACGGTAAGTATACCGCCGCCGAAGGTGGTAACAATGAGTTGCTTGTGATTGAAACTGATCCATTTATTTCATACGTTAAAGGTTTTAGAAATGAATTGCTTGTAAAAGCATTCACACCTTTGCGTAAAGGTACTGATGAACAGTTTATCGAACAAACAAAAACAACATTGGTTTCAGGTTCTTACATTCCAGTCAAAGAGTTGGTTGGTGCGTGGGACATTATGGAAAACACAACCGTTGATTTATACGACACAGTACAGCAAGCAATTTCAAATGCAAGTTTTAGTTCAACTAGCGTAAAAGGAACTAAAATCGGTGAAGCACGAATCCGTGCCATCGAGTATGCATCAGGTGTTGCTGGTAGAGCAGATACAACATACAACTTATATCTCTATGATATTTCAATGAATCCTGGTAAAAAGTTCCAGGATGTTCGTTCTCTTTACGATGATGTAAGCGGTCTACCTGATCGCTATGCAGATGTTGTGGTTGACTCGCTTGGTAACGCAACATTACGAGATGCCGCATTTGAACCTGCAATTTTTAGACTACCATATAGTGGTACTAAAACAATTCGCGACCTTGACAATAACGTAGAATCAGGTTTTGAATTCAAAAAAGAATTTTCAGTATTCTTTAACGCCACAGGTATCATTACGCTTATTACAACAGACTTGAATGAAACATTCGCGTCTGGTGCATCCGATGCACTTAAAAATCAAAACTATCTTGCTGTTCCTACAATTACAGCAAACACTGGCGCTTATACTGGAACTGTAACTACTACATCAGGTAATGCTTTAGTCGTTGGTACAGGTACCGCATTTACTACACAATGGGAAGTTGGTGATGTAATTCGCGTTGGCACACAAGATCGAATTATTTCAAATATTGTAAATGCAACATACTTACTTGTATCATCAAACTATACTACAACATATTCGGCAAACACTTACTCAAAAGCATTCCCTGCTGGTTTGCCAATTCGTTTGTATGGCATAGGCGCAAACGGAACAAGAAGTGTAACATTAGGTTCTGCTGGCGCACAAACAGTTGAAGTAGACTTGAAAGAAAGCAATATTGTTTCTTCATCAGGTTCTGGTTTTACTGCGCGAGTAATTACGACAATGAATCGTGCCAATGCGCGTGAGACAAGAAAAATTTTAGCAAATAATGAAACAGTCATTATTAATGCAAACACACATCCAAGTGGATTCCAAGGTCCTTATGGGCTTGGCTATGGTGATGTTTATCAAATTCGTGCGATTTATCAGTCTACTGATTTTAGCACAACACCTACCACATCAAATACTGTTGTAACAGATAACTATACTCTTGACAATGGTCAACGAGATACATCATACGAACATGGAAGCATTTCTCCTAAGATTGGTGTTGTACCAACTGGACAATTGCTTGTAGTTTTTGATCACTTTAACCATGACACATCACAAGGTCTTGGCTATTTGTCAATCGATTCGTATCCAATTAATGATGCGGCTACATCTAATACATCAATTAGAACAGATCAAATTCCAGTATATACTTCAAGAACTGGAACAAACTTTGACTTGCGCGATTGCTTGGACTTCCGCCCAATTAAAGCGGCTAATACTACAACGACAAATCCATTGCCATCTATCGCTACAGTTTTGACTGGTACAGCAAATGTAACATTTGGTAGCGCAAATGTAATTGGTACTGGAACAACATTCACAACAGCAGTTATTGCTGGTGATGTTCTTCGCATTGCAAATCAAGAAAGAATTGTTGCATCTGTTACGAATAACACATTCTTAACATGTACTACACAATTCTCAAAGACTGTATCAGCACAAACTGTTAATAGCATAAGCCCTAACGAATACATTATTCCTGGTGGCGGTTTGCACTTCCCAGTCCCATCATCTGACTATACCGCAGACTTGATTATCTACAAAGGTAGAAAAGCAAAACTCTATGTTGATGAAAACGGTGAACTTGGTATCAATGATGGTTCACCAGGTTACCCATATTCATCACCACCTCCAACAATTCCTGATACACTTGAAATTGCAGAATTGACTATTCCTGTGTATCCTTCCCTTGCAAGAGATATTCAGATCGAATCTTATAACAACCGCCGATTCACTATGCGTGATATTGGTAAGTTGAAGACTCGCGTTGAACAGTTGGAGTACTATGCCACACTCAACGAAACTGAACGTAAAGCAAGTGAGAAAGTTATTCTTGACGATGCTGGTTTAGACAAATACAAAAACGGTGTTCTTGTTGATACTTTCGATGGACATAACATTGGTGATGTAAACTCAGCAGACTACAAGTGTTCTATTGACAGAACATTCCGTTATGCGACTGCTTATGCAAACAACCAAATTCAAATTGCTCTGAAATATAACACGGCAGGTTCTTCTGGTGTGTATCGTACACCTGGCAATAAGTTGATGTTGGATTATACTGAAGAAACATTTATTAATCAGCCATATGCATCTCAAACAATTAATCTAGCACAAGAACTTACATTCACCTGGACTGGTGATCTAGAAGTAGTGCCAGCAACAGATAACTGGATGGATACAAATTATCCACCAGACGCAAATACAGTTGTTGACTTGACTGGTTTTGCTGATAACTTCAGAACACTTGTTGATGCATGGAACACAGAAGTGGCTCCAATGACACGTTTCTGGACAGGCGAACCTCCAGTTACATCAACAACAAACGTAGGTAGTGCGTTCCGTAGTTTCCAACGTGCAACTACATGGGGACTTGCAGTTCTTCAAGCACAAAGAACAATTACTACGCAAGATCAAACTCAATTTGAAACTCGCGGTCAGATTGACATTGCCGCGGCTGATGTAAACAGAGTTACCGAACGTGTTTCTGACGTTTCTATTAAACAATGGATGCGTCCACGCGACTTTATTTTCCAAGCACAGTCTATGAAAGATGGTGCTAGAGTTTACGCATTCTTCGATGATGTTAATGTAACTGCTAACTGTACTCAAATTCGTTTAGTTGGTAACACAACAGTAGATGATCTACTCGACTTGTTTGATACAAATGGTATTCTTGCAACAGACAATACAAAATATGTTCGTTTGCCTGCTGGTACATTGCGTACAGAAAAGAATAGAATCTTTGGTCTCTTTAGAGTGCCAGAGAATCGTTACTATACCGGTCAACGCACATTCCGTTTGACTGACGATATAGACAATCGCGTATCTACTGCTACAACAATTGCATCCACATCAATCTTCTCACAGGGTCTTGCAATCTCAAAAGGTCTTGACATTGTTAATACTCGACCATTTAACTTTAGAGGATTTGCAGACCAACGAGTTACTGGAACTGCTGGAACACGACAAGTTGTTATATCAGACGAAACTTCTAATGTGCAAGTTGGACAATGGGATCCATTGTCCCAGTCATTCTATGTTGATGAAAATGTATACAAACAAGGTCTCTTTGTTACATCTCTAGATTTGTTCTTTAGAAATAAAGCAGACGAACCTAATCTTGGTGTGACTGTAGAAATTCGCGAAATGCAAAATGGTTTCCCAACCCGTAGAGCGGTTGGTGATGTATCAAGAAGAGAAAACTCAGAGATTAATACAAGTACATCTGGTACAGTTGCAACCACGTTTGAGTTTAAGAGTCCGATCTATCTTGCACCTGGCGTTGAGTATTGCTTTGTTGCAAAACCAGATGGTAACTCTACAGGCTTTGATGTGTTCGTTGCAGAACTTGGGCAGTTTGACATTACCAATCCAGAGATTAATCTGCGTATTGATAAACAAGCCGCGGCAGGTATTTTGTTTACCTCTGCTAACGACTTTACTTGGTCTGCAAGACAAAATCAAGACGTTAAGTTTAAGTTGAAGGTTGCCAAATTCCTAACTACAGCGCCTGGCGTTGCAGTACTTCAGAATATGGACTTGACGGCTAACAGCGACTTTGAATTTAACTCTTACATTTTGAATATTGAAAACCTTACAATTCCAAAAACAGACGTAACATTGGAATCAAGAGTTTCTGATGCATCATATGCTATTGCAGATTTTAAACCAGTTCGTAATCTAGAACGTGTTCAAGAAACTGCCGTTCGTATTATTGCAAACACAGTTAATGAAGCGGCAGAACTTTCGACAACAAAATCAATGACTGTTCGCGCAACTCTGACTACAGAAAACACATATATTACACCATACATTGATTTGCAACGTATGAATGCCGCGCTTGAGCAAACTCAGATTAATAACTTGACTTACCGCGAATTGGAAGGTGGCGTTACTTGGTCCGCAAATAGCACCATTGTAACTGGCGCAGGCACATCTTTTGATGCCGATTTAAGTGCTGGTGAATTTGTTCTTTTTGGCGAAGAATATCGTCAAATTGCTTCCATTACAAACTCAAGTTATATGGAAGTTAAGAATGCGTTCACTACATCAGGTTCTGGCGCAACAGTATTCCAAGAGAATGAAGAGAACCCAACAGGTCCATATGCTTCAGAGTCGCGTTATATTACTCGCGTTGTTAAATTGAATGACGGCTTTGAATCTTCAGACCTTGTGGTTTATGTCTCTGCTAATAAACAACAGTCTACTGGAATGAAAGTTTATTACAAGGTACTCAGCCCTGAAGATACTGATCCATTTGAGTCTAAATTCTGGAACGAGATGGTAATTGAGGGTGGTTCAACAACCAACCAAAACTCAATTACCTATAATGAAGAAAAGTATGTTGTACCAACTGCAAAGAAAACTGGCGGTTCTCAATTGCTCAGAGGTACAGTCTCTACAACAAATGGCGACACAATTGTTTCTGGTTCAAACACCGTCTTCTTGGAAGAATTGACTGTGGGTTCAACCATTGCGATTGGCACATCAAGATTGCAAAGAACAATTACCGCTATTTCAAATAACACTTTCCTTGCTGTAGATAGTGCATTTACCGCCGACACAACAGCGCAAGAGGCTTATAAGGTTCTAAATAACTCTATTGGCTATACAACACCTGAAGGCAAATCGTTCGATGGCTTTAAATTCTTTGCAATTAAGGTAGTATTTTTATCTACCAATCGTGCATATGCACCAAAAATCAAAGAATTAAGAGCGGTTGCTTTGGCTTAAAGATAAAAGGCGCATAAATAAATGGAACACAAAATTGAACTTTCCGAACCTATTCACGGATTTACTCATAGAGATGCACACTCTAAAGCCTTATTAAATACAGATTTAAGCGGGCTGATGAAGTACAAGTTGCAAAGAGAGAGACATTTTCATGGTATTCAAGAAATGAATAGGGTCAAGTCGGATATTTCGTCTTTAAAGGATGAAATGAAAGAAATTAAACAATTGCTTTTAGTTCTATTACAGAATAAATAACCTAAATTAACAGAAGAGAGAGAGAAAAGATGGCACAGACTCAAATTCAGTTAGCAAATACATTCAATGAGTTTCGCTCTGCGTATAATAACGCGGCGAACACTCTTGATTCGCTAGAAACTACACTTAATTCAATTACTGGCGGAGGTGGCGGCGGAGGCGGTCAAGTTACTGTCGGCACAGTAACTTCAAACAATTTCATCGGTAATGGTTTTACCGAAAACAGAATTTTGTTTGCTAACGGTGCCGGATACGTTATTGGCGATGATGGTCTTATCTATTTCCCATCATCAAATACTCTCAGCCTTCAAAACAATCTCTTATTAGGTAACACTCTTTATGCCACCGGAAGTGTTTTAGCAAATACAATCGGCGCAAATACTCTCACCTCAGGTAGAATTGCATTCGTTGGTTCTGGTGGAGTTGTAGTAGACGATGCCGATTTAGCGTGGGACACAAGTACAAATAGATTGACTCTAGCAAATGGTCAATTAAATCTCTCTGGTACTACATCACTAGACAGCGCAGGTAAAATTGATGTAAACAATACTCTTCGTGCCGCAAACGTAACCGCTAACAATCTTACATCTGGTCGTGTTCTAATCGCAGGCACATCTGGTCTAATCTCAGACGATAGCGGATTGACATACAATTCCGGAACAGACTCTCTCACCGCAAGTGGTAACATTACTGCAACTGCATGGGCTAATGCCGCAAACATAAATGTTACAAACGATGTTCTAGTTGGTGCTAACGTAAATGTCTCAGGTACAGTAAATGCCGCATCCGACTTACATGTTGGTGGTGCGGCACAATGGATTATCGATAAAGACGAAAGCCAAGATGTTCACTTGGTTACAGCGGTCGCTGAAAGCGATGGCGCGCACGATATTGCTGTTGTTAACCGCAGTAATAGTGTAAACGCATATGCTGAATTGATTGCAATCAACAACGCAGGTAATACCGACAATGGTTGGGTATCAATTGGTATTAATGCAACAAACTACAATCAAGGTGCGTTCGCTGTTACAAAAGGCGATGACGCATACATTCTTTATAATCAACCAGTAGGTTCAACAAAGTCTGGTGACTTGGTGATTGGTACTGGTGGTAACGGTACAGGCAACAAAATCATCTTCTCAGCGAATGGCTTTGATGATCCTGCAAACAACACTCAGATGACAATCGAACCAGGTGTTCGTATTCACATTGAAGTTCCAACTCAATCTACGTCAACCACATCTGGTGCGTTGACAGTAGCAGGTGGTATTGGTGTTGTTGGTAACATGAACGTAGGTGGTAACGTAACCATTACAGGTTCTATTTCTCTACTTGGTGCAGGTAACACAGTTTCAACAGACACACTTGCTGTTGCAAACTCAATGTTGTTCCTTGCAAACGGCAACTCTTCAGACGCACTTGACATTGGTGTTGTTGGTCAATATCAACAAGGTGCTCCAAAATACTTTGGTCTTGTTCGTGACCAATCTGATGGCATCTTCAAACTATTCTTAGATGCATCAACAAGACCTGCTAACACAGTAAACTTTGGTGAAGCAGGATTGAATTATGGTTCAGTACAAATTGGTGAATTGTTTACATCAAATACTACTGCAACTTCAAGCAGTTCTACAGGCTCACTCAGAGTTGCAGGCGGCGCTGGTGTCGCAGGTGGTATTTGGGCTGGCGGTGCAATTCGTACAGATGATATAACTGCATCTACATCTACATCAACTGGTGCATTAATTATCGCTGGTGGTGCAGGTATCGCAGGTAATACGATTGTCGGTGGTGCTATTGTAACAACCGATTCAACCGCATCTTCATCTACCTCAACTGGTTCTATTAGATCAAGCGGTGGCGCAGGTATTGCTGGTGCAGTATATGCTGGTGGCGTACTTGTAACAACTGATACGACTGCATCTACATCAACAAGTTCTGGTTCTCTAAGAGCCGGAGGTGGTGCAGGTATCGCAGGCGCAGTATATGCTGGTGGCGTGATTGTAACAAGCGACACTACAGCATCTTCATCAACAACTACTGGTTCTCTAAGAGTTGGCGGTGGTGCAGGTATTGCTGGTGCAGTATATGCGGGTGGTGCTATCGTTACCAGTGATGCTACAGACACTACATCAGGAACAACGGGCGCTGTTCAAGTTGCTGGTGGTATCGGTGTTGCAAAAGGTGTTCACGTTGGTGGAACACTTATCACAACAAAAGTATCAGAGAAAACATCAGATGTAACTGGTAACGGTGTTACAACATTCAATACAGCAAACGGTCATGTATTCGCAGTTACACCAAGTGCTAACTTTACTGCAAACTTTACAAACGTAGACACAACATCAAGCCGTGTTCAAGTAATGACACTTATCATTACACAAGGCGGAACAAAATATGACTTGTCAGCAGTTCAGATTGGTGGTGCCGCACAGACAATTAAATGGGCTGGTGGTGTGGCTCCAACATTTACTGCAAATAGAACAGAACTTGTTGTTATTACACTCATTAGAACTAGCGCCGGCGCATGGACTGTTACAGGTCAACTATCACAATACAGTTAATTGAAGGGGTTGCTTAAATGCCATTTTTTAATTCGGCAGGCGCGGCCGCAGTAGCGACAGGTCGTGGAGGATTTCATCCGAGTGTTTCGGGAACCGATGCGCCTGGCTCTTCAGCCGCAGGTTCTTTAGGAACATCAACGCTAAGTGGCAATGGTCAAACCATTGCCCAAACCTCATCGTCAACTGTTACGGGTCAACGAGATATTATTGACCCATGGTTCACTGGCGCAGAAGCATATTCAATTGCATCAGGTTCTTTACCTCCAGGCTTTGCGCTCAACCCATCAACCGGTCAAGTAACCGGAGCATATACGATAGCAGGCTGGAACGAAGACGGTACTTATAATTTTACTGTTCGCTCAAATACCGGTGACGGGCTTCATCAAAGCGACAGAGCATATTCGATTGCGGTTTCAGTTCCTTTTTTATATAAGCAAATTATTACAACCGGTTATGTAATTGGTGGTTATGTTAGTACTATTCCATTCAGAAATGTAACTGCAATGGCCAATGCAACTGATACTTTGTCAAATAAAGGTGATCTTGTCGGTACCGCGGCGCAATATTGCGATGGCTTCCCATCTAAAGATAATTCATATTCATTTGGTACGTCAGATAGTGCATCCACTGGTTCTTCAAGAACTGAAAAGTTCAATATGAGAACCGAGACTGCAATTGCACATAGTGCTACTAGAGATATGCCTGCGTCAAAAGATGACTTAACGATAGCATCAACATTATCACCAGCCGCAGTTGGTTATATTTTTGGTGGCGGTTCAACATCAGTTTTTAAATTTACTTCAAGTAATGATACTTGTGCAACAATTCCTGCCACATCAACTGCTGGATCACCAGCAACAATAACAGGTACTGGTTCTATTCAAGGAGAACTTAGCGCAGTTATAACTCCTGGTGCAAATAAATTTGTTTATTCAACAGAAACCAATACTGGTATTGCGCCAGCATATCCTGATGTAGACGGACAGCAAAAAGGCCTGTCCACAAAACTAGGTAAAGGCTACATGGGCAACGAAGGTGGTTATGCTAGAGGTTTTAACTTCCGAGTTTGGAATTTTAGTAGCGAAACATATACTACAGTAGCAAAGCCAGCAATTCCATTACACCCATTGGGTTATGGTGAAGAAAATATGATCATGGGTCAACATTGGGGATATATTATGGGACTTTACAACGAATCAACTGGACAAATTTCAGATTGCATTAAACACATTTATCCAACAGATAGTGGATATTATATGGGAATTAAAGCGGAAACTTCATCACCAAGTGCATTTAATACCGGTCCAACGACATATTCTGGACTGATGCCCGGAAGAAGTTCTGGAACTAAATCTTGGAGAGACTAAATGCCATTTTTTAATTCGGCAGGCGCGGCCGCAATAGCAACAGGGCGTGGAGGATTTCACCCAAGTGTTTCTGGAACTGATAGCCCCGCATCGTCAGCCGCAGGTTCTTTAGGTACTTCAACGCTAAGTGGTAACGGACAGACCATTGCTTCTACTTCATCGTCAACTGTTACTGGTCAGAGAGATATTATTGACCCATGGTTTACAGGAAGCGAATCTTACTCAATTACTTCAGGTTCTTTACCTCCAGGTTTTACACTTAATTCATCAACGGGTCAAGTCACAGGTGCATATGCTGTAGCCGGTTGGAATGAAAATGGAACATACAACTTTACTGTTCGTGCAAATACTGGTGATGGGCTTCATCAAAGCGATAGAGCATACTCAATTGCAATATCTGTACCATTTTTCTATAAGCAAATCATTACAACTGGTTATGTAATCGGCGGTTATTTAAACTCAGTACCGTGGCGAAACGTACATGCAATGAATAATGCAACGGACACCACCACAAACAAAGGCGATTTGATTGGTAATGCCGCCCAATATACTGATGGTTTTCCATCTAGAAATTCTTCATATTCAATGGGTACAAGTGATAGCGCAGGTACTGGTTCTTCTAGAACCGATAAATTCAATATGAGAACTGAGACTGCTATTGCACATGATGCTGGCAGAAACATGCCAGGTTCTAAAGATGACTTAACTATAATGAGTACACTGGCACCAGAAGCAGTAGGATATATTTTTGGTGGTGGCTCAACATCTATTTTTAAATTTCTTTCGAGTACTGATACTGCTTCAACAATTCCTGCAACCGGTCCATCAGGCGGTACGGGAACCGGATGCGGATCAATTCAAGATGAATTGGTCGGACATGTTTGGGCAGATAGTAATAGCGGACAAACATTTACATACTCAACTGAAACTTTAGCCGCATCTGGTGGCGCGCCAGGATCGGCCGGATTCAATGGACAGCAAAAAGGTTTGTCTACAAAATTAGGTAAAGGCTATGGTGGTAATGAAGGCGGATACTCAAGTGGATTTAACTTCCGTGTTTGGAATTTTAGTTCGGCTACATATACTACAGTAGCAAAACCTGCGATTCCTAGATACCCAAACGGTTATGGTGAAGAAAACATGATCATGGGTCAACATTGGGGATACATTATGGGATTTTATGTAGGCTTAGAACCAGTAACGACTCAAGTTTCTGATTGTATTAAAATGGTATATCCAACAAATACCGGATATTATATGGGTTTTGCTGCCGATACATCTACACCGGGTGGATTTAATACACCAACAGGAATTATGGGTGGTCGTAGTTCTGGAACAAAATCTTGGAGAGATTAATTTTTTTGACTTGGAGAAAGTAAACATGACTGAATTGGTAACTAAAGAACATTTTGAAACATTAACAAAGAGATATTCAAAAAATTCTATTTCAACACACACTCAACAGGAAGCAAATTTGGTTCCTTTGAGCAATAGTGAAAAACATTTTTTAAGAGAAGATCAAAAAGAACTTCTAGAGTATGCAGTAAACCGCGAATGGCAAACATCAAAATTTAAGATGCGCCACTTTGTTGGTGATGCACAAGTAACGCCATATGCAAAATTAAAACAATATATTGTTGAAGCAAGAGAAAGAGAAGAAGCAATTGCTTCTATGGAATTTGAGAAAAGAAAACAGGAAGTTGAAGTAAAAATTCTCAAGAGAAAAATTGAACAAGAACAAGACGAACTTCAAAAAGAACTTCATCAAATTGAACTTGAGAAAAAAGAAAGAGGACAATCTTTAGGTATCAAACGAATTGAAGACCTATATAAAGAGCGTCAGCAATTCTTAGAATTAATTGATGAATTCAATAACTCTCCAGAAGGAAGATTGCCAGATGGAACTTTGTTATTAGAATGTTTAAGCGATCCAATTAAAGAAGAAATTCTTGAAAGAGAATTGTGGACTGCAAGACTAGCAAAGCAAGCGGCTATGGAAATTGCAACTGCTGGAAGAATTGGTTCAGGCAATTTAGATGCTATTGCAATGCTTGAAAAAAATCATCAAGCAGAAGTTTTATTCCTTGCAACAGACTATGGTACTAGACTTGAAAGCGCAATGGGATTTTTAAGAAACGAAGCGGCTGGTCAACTCAATCTAGCATACAAAGACAAAGATGTTAAACTTACAGAGATTTTGTCTTTTACCGCACAAGAAAAAAATTATAACAATTTACTAGGGCACGAAAAGGTTAAAGAATGAAAATCATTTTTGTTCCAAAAAATTTAGTCTTCAATTACGAAGACCCTAACATTAGATATACAGGATCAAGAATTCCTATGTCATTTATGATGGGGTTTGTTGCGGATGTAGATAATTCTTTTGATTTTTCTGGCGTTGACTACAAAGAAATTACTGAAGAAGATTCATCAAGAACTATTAAGTTTTTTATGAATCCTAATGGGTATGTCAAAGTTACGCAAGGTACCGAAAATTCTACACTAGAAATTACTTCATCAAAAGAAGAAATTGCTGGAATGCTTACCAAAGTTAAATACTATCTTACTGATGAAGACAAAGCAAAAGCATTCTCTTTCACAAAAGAAAATGTTCTTTGGATGTTCGACTTGAGAGTTGATAGAGTTAAAAAAATACTTGATGACTTTAATAGAAGCGAATATGAAAGTAGCACTAATTTTGTTAGAACTCAACTTGTCAACGCAACAGAAATGAAAGACATTTTTGTAGTTGGACATAAATATTTTGGTATGCAGGCACCTCCTGCAATCGTAGAAGAATTCAATTTAACAACACCAACATTGGTAATATAAAATGATTGTTCTTTTTGTACCTAAAAGCCTTCCCTTTGATTGGGAAAATCAGGCGTTCACTTATCTACCATTTAAATTTTCTATGCCATTTATGCGCGCCGATGGCGTAAGAGTATTAGACCCAACATCTACACAAGGCGCAGAATTTTTACAGAGTGTGTATTATATGATTCTTAATGAAACTGAATACACAAGAAGTTATAAATTTTATTTAAATGTTCGTGGTTATATCAAAGTAATCAAAGGTACTGAAAACACAACTTTAGAATCACCGCCCGGAAGTAGAAACTATGGTGATTATGAAAAAGTCAATTATTATCCTACCGATGAAGAAAATGAATTAGGATTTCAGTACACAAAAAAAGTTTGGCGTTGGGCAATCAATGTTAGAAAAACTGAAAGATTGAAAAATTTAAGTGGACAAACCGCAGAAGAATACACTTCAATTGTAAATTCAGTATTATCTGAAATTGAATCTGCAACAACTGTAACAGAATTAGGAAAGATTGCTCACACTAAATTGGGCGCTCAAACTACCGATTTGATAATTGAACAATACAATTTATCAACACCAACATTATTAATTTGATTTTTAGGAGTCATCATGATTGAGACAATGTTTACTGTGAATTTTTTTCACAAAACCTTAAACGCTAAAGTTGATCCACTTTTAATTTCAGAACTATCTACTGAAGTTACTGGAGAAACATATAATATTGACGATGGTGGATCATCATCTCACCCAAGTAATGTGCTATATCAAACCGATGCGAGACTTGAATCTTTAGTAGATGAAATTAAAATTTCAACACAAGAAGCATGGAATGAATTAGAGTTTAGAGAAGATTTATCACCAATCATTACTGAAATGTGGATGAATGTTGTTTACCCTAAAGGTAAAATGACAGACCAAGCACATCATTCTAAGTATTCAATGTATGGAGTTTATTATCTTCAAGCAGATGAAAATTGTGGTGATTTAGTTTTACATCATCCGTTAGATGGCATGACAAGAAACTTGCCGTATCAACCAAAGCCAAATCTAGACAGATATAAGATTAAGCCAAAGACAGGCGAATTGATTATTTTTCCATCATCATTTGTCTTCAACACAAAAGAAAACAAGAGTGAGTCTAATAGAATCACTCTTGAATTTGGAATTAATTACAAACTTAAAGTTTAATCTTCAAACTTTTTATTTGCTATTTGCTGTGTTTTAGGAAACCACAAAGAACGTCTTTCATCCCATTTATGTTTAGGACTAAATTCTCCTTGAGCATCGATGTAGTGTAAGAACATTTGATAATGGCGTTTGCCTGTATAAGGCTTGCGCCAGTGTGGCAAAATACATCCACTATACACGGCTAAGTCTCCTGGCTCTAACTCCACTTCAACTTCTTCTCCATTTTCTTTCTGAAAATAAATTGGCCAGTCAACTTCTTTCTTAACACATAGCGTAGCAGAGAATTGACAACTCGGTCTATCAATATGCTTTTCTAGCGTTCCTCCATTATAGTATATTCTCATATAACTATAAGTCTCAACGAGTTTTTTATTTACAGTTTGTTCTAACATATCTCTGAGATATACTAGAAGACTATCGCCATAGAGCGGCGAGTAAAATGCAAAACTGTTTGGTGATTGTGGATCACCATATGGATATCTTTGCAAAGAGTTAGGTGGATTGTGGGTATATCCAGCGTATTCGTGAATATCAAAATTTAATTGAATAAAACGAATAACTTCAGGATGAACTGCGTTTCGAATAATTTCGTATTTGTCTTCTTTGAATGCCATTTTTACCTCATCTAAATTTTGGACCAGTAACCCAACCAACTAAAGACTTTCTCTTTCCTTCAGTAACTTCTGCAACTCTATGCAATAAAAATGATGGAAAAAACATAATTGATCCTCTTTTCATAATTGGTACTGCTGGTCCATTATGACTCACTAGAATTTCCATTCGACCACCTTTGTAATCAACTTCTGGTTCAGACAGTAGAAAAGTAAAAGACAATTTTCTAAATTCAATCATCGTTGGTGGAGGGTTTGCACCTAAAAACGAATCAATATGATAATCATATTTACCCTCATACTTTGCGCTGTATTCAGTATATTGAAGACTATCATAACCATTCAATACAAAATTAAAATGATTGTTGTTTACATCTTCAATTACTTGATTCAATCTTTTAAAAATCCAAATTGTTTCTTCGTCAGGGTTAACCCAAGCGATATTAGATTTTCTAGAATTTTTTAAAATCTCTTCGTCTTGTTCAATTGCCACTTGTCCCATGAACAATTCTTTTCTTGACATAATCTCACATATCTTATCCAATTCGTCTGGAGTAAATACATCATTTGCAGTTATGAATGTTTCTAACGCTCTTGATCTGTAATTGGTAAAGTTTGTTATTCCTTTGTATTCCATAATAATTCCTTAAAAATATTTTCTTAGAGTCTTCATAAAAAGATTTTTGTAAGTAGCAGTTCTATCAAACGAATAAGAATTGATATAGTTTTTCTTTTCTAGCCACTCATTATCTTTTTGATTTGCATCTCTCACAACCAATTCTAATTTTCTTTCTGTAATTGGTATGATATGAACTAAAGGATATCCTGCGGGAAACAATTGACTTCCATGAGGTACATTCCACCAACCTTGAATGTTTACCTCAGTCGATTCATCGGTATCTAGAAACCCGATTGACGCATCAAATAGTGCATTGTCTGGATAAGAAATTGGATTAAAAAGAAGTTTAACTCCTTGTGGCGCGACTACAGACCAAGGAGTGTTAATCTTCATAAAATTGTTAGATTGATTCCATGTTCTAGGAAGATGTTTCAAAATATGATCTGGCTGATTTTCAATCAATGCTTTGCTAGTAAAAATATCTTTAGTTAGTGCTTCAGATGGAACAGTCCATTCAAATCCTCTGCCTCTTGTCGAATCTACTTCAATAACTGCATCGTGCCATAAAGGAACAATATATCCAGTAGTCATTAATTTAACAATGCCTGGACATTTAGCAATATGTGATCTTCTGACTGAAGGCCACTTATTCTCTTTTAATTCCTTATTACTATCTTTAAAATCTTTAAAGGCATTTGTCATCCAAGTTGGCATCATTTTTGACGCATGAACAATTGGAAATGCTTCCGCAAGTCCCGGAACACTAGAAAAGAAAATTATTTCGTCTTTCATTTTCTCACCACAACAATATACAATCCATTCCACCAATCTTTAGAACTTTCAATTCCGTTAAGAATCTTCTTATGATACAGAATTTCTAGTCCAGCCTTTTTAATGCCTTCATCGGCACCAGAAACAATACCATCCCAGTTTGCGTCATCGAAAATCAAAATGGCTTCATCGGCAAGTTTATCTGCATAGTACAATACTGCATTTCTTGTTGACTCATGATCGTGCGGACCGTCATAGAACATAAACTTTACAGGCTCATCAATCAAATCTTTATTGACTTGAAGAAAATCAGCATCGATAGCGTGAACATGATTCTCTTGTACATATGGTTCAATTGCACTAGCAAACTTTTCGTATTTGTTTTCTGGCATCTCAAAGTTACCATTCTCTGGATGTGTGGTTTGCGACCAGTTATCAATTGCCCATGCTTTAATTGTGTTACCTCTCAATGCAGATGCAAGTGTCGCACCCATTGCGGTACCAATCTCAAGATAATTGCCTGCAAATTTTGCAGTATGATTAATAATCTTTTGCACTCTAGGGCTTGTTAAGCCTTTGATGTTGATAATGATATTATCTGTAGCAGACTTTTCAACAATATCTGCCATTGCAGAAACGATTGGCGTAATAAATTGAGTTGCTTTCTTGTCATAGATTTTATCGCAGTAGTGACAATCCCAGCAATCAAATTTGCAAGTTTTAATTTTCTTGCGCCAAACATCAATAGGTTTTTCTTCTAAGTTATTGTCGGCAATATAATCATCGAATTGATTGAAAAGAATTTCATCACCATTTGCAAAGCGTTTGATGATATCCATTGTTTCAAGTAATCTAGATGAGGCTTCGCGCCCATGCATCTTGATTACATCAATACCTAATTCTTCAACAAACTCAACCCAATCTTCACGCCATGGTGGAAAGTTAGCCGTCTTCAATGATAATGCGTTGTCTTGATATTCCCACTTGGTGCAACTTACTCGGCTTGATGGTGCATTAAAATACTGTGGCGCATCATTGCCTCTTGTGTTATTGTATTCAAAGTGTTCTACCATGAATGGGCATTGACCCATACAGCCTTCATTTGCGAGAAGGCTAAGTTTAATTGGCATATCATTTTTGTGACAGTATTCTTTTGCTTCTTTGATTCTCAATAATGCATCTCTGTCTCGCATAAGATCACGATCCAAATTGATGTAATGAAATCCTGCCTGTGCAAGGTTCACTACTTCAGTTGCAGTATGAACATCTCTAAGGATTGTATTTTTGATCATCAACTTAGGAAATGCTTCCTGAATTTGACCCGTAGCAACCCAATGGGTGTGCGGTATCGTAGCAATATGAATGCCAGCATCATAGTATGGCTTGAAGTTTTCAATCCATAAATCTAGATTTTCTTGCGTTGGTGGAACTTGAATATTATTGAATGTTGCGCTGATTGGTATGCCAAGCGCGTCTTGAATATTTCTAGCGGCTAAAATGGCTTGTTCATAATCACCATCATTTTTGAACACATCTCCCATTGCATCCTGATGAAAGGGTGCGATCCGAGAGGTAAAATACACATCGTAAATCCAGTCTTTATATTTCTGCAAAAAGCCTAAAAAGTTAAAATATTCCTTTTCAGACAGTTTTGGGTTTAATGGTACACTAAAAATTTTCATTCATTCACCTTCATTAAAAAGTTGTTTATATTATATAGGCCCGCTGGATTGCTATGTAGATTCAAAAAAGCATAAATAGATGGTAGAAATTAACCTTATAGGGGCACAAATGAGTACGCACAAACCAGCAACCAGAGAAGAATTTAAAGACTACTGCCTCCGTCAACTTGGCGCACCGGTTCTGGAAATCAACATTGATGATTTGCAGGTCGAAGATTGCGTGGAAGCCGCACTTCAAGTTTACCACGACTATCACTACGATGGTACCGAAAAAGTTTACCTAGCACACAAAGTAACCGAAACTGACATTGCAAACAAGTATTTAGATATACCTGAGAACGTCATTTCAGTTATCAATATCCTTGACATTGGTAATTCATACTCTACCAACAATCTTTTCAACATTCGCTATCAGATGGCGCTGAACGATTTGTTCGCGTTTAATTACGGTCCGTTCGCACCATACTATATGGCTTTACAAAACGTAGCACTTGCTGAAGAAATGTTCGTAGGCAAGCAAGGTTTACGTTTTAATCGCCATGTGAACAAACTTTACATTGATATGGCATGGGGTGAAAAGATTCTCAAAGACGAGTATATCATAATTGAAGGCTATCGTCTACTTGATCCAGACACATATACCGATGTGTGGAATGATCGTTGGCTAAAGAAGTATGCTACCGCAATGATTAAAAAACAATGGGGTAATAACCTCAAAAAGTTTGAAGGTTTACAAATGCCAGGCGGTGTAACATTTAATGGACAAAAAATCTATGATGAAGCAGAGGATGAATTAAAAGCACTGGACGAGGACTTGATTCGTTCTTATTCTTTGCCAGTAACAGACATGATGGGATAAACAAATGCGTAATCGCTATTTTAATCAGTACGGGACTGCAACTGAGCAGAATGTACTGGAAGATTTAATCATTGAGTCAATGAAGATATATGGCATTAATGCCTACTATCTACCGCGCACCCATGTAAATTTAGACATGCTCTTTAAAGAAGACGCATCAATGAAGTTTGACGATGCAATTGAAATTGAAATGTATCTCAAGACATACGATGGCTACATGGGACAAAACGATTTTATATCTAAGTTTGGTTTGCAAGTTGATGAATCATTGACATTCACAGTTGCAAAGAAACGATTCTCTCAGATTCTTCAACCTAAGTTGATGACTGAGTACTCATACAATTTTAAACTTGAAGATAACGATTTACTGCGCCAAGAAATAAATTTTGATCAAGACTATACTGGCTACATTCGCCCTAAAGAGGGTGATCTAATTTGGTTTCCATTTACAAGAGATTTGTTCGAAATTAAGTTTGTCGAAAATATTGAAACACTCTTTCAATTGGGTAAACTTTATACCTATGAATTGCGTTGCGACAAATACGAATACTCTAGCGAAGTTCTTAATACAGATATTGCAGACGTTGATC